TCTTTACCCTGACTTTTAATCTGCTTTTTGTCGTATTCCTCATCATCACCGACATAATCGCAGCCTTTAACTTTTTTACCTTTCGGCTTTAACATTGCTTTAGCCATATTATTTACCTGTCACTTTAGATTTTTTTTTCTTCGGTTTATAACCTGATTTCTTTGCTTCATTTAATGCGATTGCTACCGCTTGTTTTTGTGGACGTCCACCAACTTTCATTTCAGTTTCAATATTTTGTTTAATTGCTTTTTCACTCTTACCTTTAACTAATGGCATTTTCTTCACTCCTTACTTCGTTTCCAATATAATATTTCATCATCTTTAGCAAGTTTAAGCCCATCCCAAACCGTGCCTGAACTCCATCCCATGCGTGATTTCTTGTCTTTGATCTTTAAGAAACAAAGATCGAAATCTATCGGCATAAACTTCTTCGCATCCACCCATCCATCTTCATCGTGATGGGCATCCGAATAAATATAAAACTCATTAATCTCTTTTCCATTTGCATTTAACTTAGTACCCTTTAGGGAACCTATCTTTATCATTAAAACCTTGGCATGGCTCTAGCCATTTTAATTTGATTATGTGTCTTTGTAAGCATTTGCTTACGTTCACTTGAAAAGGTTCTTTCTATTCTAGAAAGTGCAGATTCATCATAGCGGTAATCGCGTGCATAGTTTAAGGCTGCACCATAGGCGATATAGCGTAGCCAATAATCATACTGCAACACGACGTCAGGTGTTGGATAATCAAAATTTTTCTTATAACCATAGATTTTTACGAGATAAGAAGTTTGTGGGATAGTTCTAAAAGTGAATTCATTCCCATAATACAACATCATCGTAGGATATCCGGGGATCAATATTTCTTCATTATTGATGCCCCAAATCATAAAGAACTCACCCGGATCTTGATAGATAGGTAGCTGGTTCCATGAAATGCTATTCCTTATAGGATCAAGCAACGAAATAAACGCTTCTTGAGAAATGTTTATAAAGTCGAAATCAGCTCCCACGTCATTGAAAGTATAGACGCCATCTGTGTGAGTCTCATCAATAACAAATGACAAAGTACCAAAACTTTCAAAAAGTTTAGTGTCATTAGGCATAATCAGGCTGGCGAAATCATTGAGATAACTTAGAAACAAATCATCGCTTGAATCCGGGTCATTCTCATTTCTGCGGCCAACTACTGTACGCATAATATCTAAAGCATTTTGAACAGTTCGGATATTGGTAGTCATTAGTAATTACCGCCCTGATAGATGGTAGTTAAGGAAAATCTAGGCTTCTTATCAATCTGGCGAGTCTCTTTCGATCCATCGGGCAGATTTACCCATCCCCAAATCGGATTACCTTTTTCAGAGAGATATGAAAGAACACACTCAGGAATGTCATAGATATTTCCCGGCTTAAGCTTCTCATCGTAATGGATGAGATGATTGCTTAGGAAAACAGGGATCGGATTACGTGAACCATCGGTTGTGTCAATTTTAACACGTTGTTTAGGATGCAATTCAGGAGGACATTGCTTAATAGGATAACGGCAAACGCGAAGTTTCTTATTCGCCTTTCTAGCTTCTTCATTATATAGCCTATAATCTCTAAGTGTTTCTAAAGGCATTTCTTCAATTGGTAGCTTTTCAGCTTCCACGGCTTTCAATGTCATATCAATCGAATTATCTTGTCTTTGCGCTTCTTGCGCTACATGGGCATGTTTTGCCATCATTTAAACTCCTTAATTTGGAAAAACTTGATTTGGACTCGGATAAAAAATAAATGTATTCTGCACCAAATTGCAGCTTCCACCTTCAACATAAGGGGTGTAATAGGTAGAATCCACCGGAAGAAAAGATATTGGGTATTGCAATGTAAATTTGGTATCCCCGGTCACTATGATTCTAAATTTGTAGTTATTTAAAGGATCTTCGCCTCTCGGCACTGGCATATTCCCATTCAAATCGGTCAATCGAACGAAAGATTTATTCGGGAAACCATGCGCGAATTCCGTCGTAACCTCGCAAGGAAACGAATTGGTAATTGCCACGATAGGCACTCTCTCGGGGATTTGACCAATTGGGGGTAATGTCATACTTTTCTTTTAAACTTCTAAAAATTCTTTTAAAACTAATTTCTACCAATATCTACCAAATTAGTAGATATTTTCAGTCGGCTACAGTTTGTAACCGACTGAAAAGGTTTTAGGTTAACAAGTCGCCCAAGTTAATGATTTGGCCAAACTTGTAAACTTCAATATTGAATACATCACCATCACTACCCATAACGGCCGTTCCAGCAGTCAATTGATACGTTACCGGATCATATTGATAAGGATTTGGATCGTATGGATTAGTATTGCTGTAAGGCAATACTTGGGGATTATTCAAACTGATTACATGTGTCTCTAATGTAATACGTCCACCTGAGACATAAGCATCAAAACCACTTGTATCAATTGGTTCGCCTGTAATTACATCTTTCAAGGAGAAAGTTGTAGCGCTTAGAACCACGATGCGATAGCGGTTATTATTCAAAGCACCCATGCCGCGATTTAAGACTGGGGTCACTTGACCCAAATCTGTAATTCTCACGATTTGATTGGTTTGAAACGTGTACGCACTATGAGTCACAACGCCGGGATCAGCTTGAGTGATACCGCTGATTGTCGCGTGTGATGTCGCTTGCCCACCGGGTAAGTCGGCCACAGTAAAACCATTAGTTGCTTCGGTTTTAAAGTTGAATGATTGAGCCGCGGCTGAATCAATAACTTGCTGTTGAAAGGCATCGCCTGCACCTGTTTGATCTCTGAACCAAACAGAAATAGGAAGTCCCCCGGCAGTAGCTACCCAATCAGATAAGTTATTAAAAACAACTTTATCCGGTTGGAAGTTGAAGCGAAATGTATGGGCTGTACCTGCGGAGATAAATTTATATAACTCTGTGCAGGTTTCGCCAAAATGTAGATCAGACATGGTAAAAGTCCTCCTTATTAACCTTTAGTTGAAAGTAAAGTCACGATATGGGAATCGTCAAGGATGGCTGCATTAAACCAAGCTGTGAAGCCCATTGACTGAAATCTATTGAGGTAATCATTGAAGCCCAAAGGTTTCAAAATCATCTCTGTAGATACTTCGTCAAGACCTACATACCCGTAGGCATTAGCTCCAACGAATGTATTGTTATAAACTGGAGGATTTGCCGCTGACACCTTAACCAGAGTGGATGTAACCCATCTCGCCTCGTCGGTTGCGCCAAATTCGGCCTGCAACACTGGTTCTTGTGAACCGTACTGAGAAGTAGGCACAAAGGCATCTAGAGCGCGAATATCCGGTTTTAAATTTACGTGCGCAGTGACCCAAAACCCTGCTTCGACAGGCCCGGTTCCAAAACGTGACGTACCTTCTATTGTGGGGGTCATTTTTTCAGTGTCGTTATCATCAAGATACTGAATAGCCCTGTTCACATCGGTCTGAGTCAATTCTGTTATCGCATTTCCATTAATACCGTTTAGACAAGTTATCTGAGGCACGCTCGCGTCCCAAACATCCCTTGTCACCTTATCTAGCATGGTGTGCATGCACTGAGAAAGGTTGTCAGCGGTCTCTGAGGCCGTATCGTCTTCAACTACTAATAGAACTTTACGTCCTAAAAGCACAACTTTTCCAAATTCTTGGATAGTTACGTTGATGTCGAACTTTTGCACTTGCTCAGGCGCAGGGTCTGCGTCTTGAGATAATACAACTGGGTCAGAATTCAAGTTTTCTTGACGTCTGAATGCCATTGTATCGGTATTCTTTTGGGGCAATGTAAATGCTCTACCAAAAAGATTGTGAACACAACGAGGCTTTGATCGCTGTAGAAGCGCACGATGCGCCCATCTATCAGCCATCGAGCCGTAGCCGGATGTGGTTGTAACTGACATAGTTTATCCTATGCCTAATCATCTACGCTGTTTCTTTTCATTCCTCCAAGCGTGATATTCCGAGTCATTCATCTTCATGACGTCTACCGCTTGACTTAACGCGGCAGCTTTAGGCACTCCACCGGGAGCGTTCGGCGCCTCTTTCTTGTGATTTGAAGGAGTTGCCGGCTTTGTTAGCTGCTTTTGCTGTTTCGGAGATAGAGCATCCATAAGTGTGTAAGCCTCTTCATATCTATTTGACGCTTGCTGAATAGCACCAGCTAGATTAGGTCTTTGTTTAAGAAATTGCGGTAAATACTGATTAACCATCTCGTATTTCTCGGGGTTATTCTTGATCCAAGATTTCTCTTCGACAATCCTGACAATCTCATCCCGAGAATTTGTTAAATCTTCTCTAGTCGCAGATTCATAACGCGAATTATCAGGTTCAGCAGGCTTTGCAGGTGCGATTGATTGCTGTTGCAATCTCAGGCGTTCTTGCTTTTCCCATTGAAGCTCTAATTCAAGCTCTCGTTTCTTCTCTCTGAGTTTTTGGGCTACAGCTAGAGGAATCATCGTCTTTTCAGGTTTTTCGCCCTGATCGTTATCCGGTTCAGCATTGGTATCAGCTTCATGCTGATCCATAATTTGCTCAATCGGCTCTGCTTGAGGTTCTACGGCGTCCTCGTTATGGTCTTCGTTCATTCTTTCTCCGTCATTTATAGCGTGAGTTATGGCCTCTCACGTGTTTAGGCAAACTGGGTTATCCGCCAGCTTTCGGCATAGCACCCTTTGCTTGAAGGTAGGCGACACCTTTTTTATTAAATTCTACATTCAACTTTTTGTTTTTTCCTCGTGTAACCATCCACAAAAGCTCACAAATGCCTTTTTTATTGCTCACCCAAAAAACCATTTGGTTTGATATGAAGGGCGGCAGGCGACGTGTGACCATTGGCGGACTAACTACAAACTTGGAAGGATCAAAGCGATCGAATTTAGCATGCAATGTTAAGTAGTAAGTCTCTCTAATGTGTTGATGAGCATTCACAGCGCTATCAATCACATCATCAATAACTTTTTTTAAAGCTAGCTTCTCATCAACAAATTGACGAGGCAGCATTAATCCACTAACAGGGTCTTGCAGTAAATCTCCTCGCATTACATACCACTCTTACCGCGTAAAGAGTCTTTTTCCTTATGCGCTTT